ATAATTCCTTTAGAAAAATTTTGTTGTGCGCCTGATTGCCGTCAGGTGCTTTTTTATTTTGCGAATGTATACACGCTACCATTTGTAGCATAGTAGGTCATTTCGTCCAATTTACGAGTGAATCTCTCATCGGTCGTGACCAGTAGCCTATCCTTAAGCAAGGTTGATAATTTGAAATATTTATTTTCAAAATCAGCAATCATTTGCTTTCTTTCTTCTACAACTTCGCTAGACAATTGTCCTTCTTGAGTTTGTGTCTGCGTTAAATTTAAAGGCATTACTTTTCATGTCTCCTTTCATAATTCTGTCGACAAGGCTCTTCTCGTAAAGCCCCTCTAAATGTTTACTCCCATAATTTGTTGTGAAGATTGTATTGGTCCTGTTTTCGAGTATTTGATACAGGATTTTTTGCATCCAGATACTGCCTTGTTTAATTTCTTGACCAACGCTCGACTCTTTCCCTAAATCATCTAAAACCAAGATGTCGACATTTTGTAGAAATTTAACTGTCTTTCGTTGTTCCCATTTTGAGTCTTTATATGCGAAAGCCTCTTGGATCCTGTCGAATAGTTCGACTGTTGGGATATATAACACCGATTTTCTTATTTGAAATTTTTGAAAACTGTCATTTAGTGCTCTAGCTATTCCGATAGCAAGGTGGCTCTTGCCAACGCCCGGAGGACCACTGATAATCGTATTCCCTCTGTATCGTTCTTTCACATAGTCAGCCGTGATGCGTTTAGCAAAATTGACTGCTGCAGCGTCTTGTTCTGTATGGATTTCAAAATTCCCGATTGTGGCATTTTCTAAATCCTTAGGAATAATGCTCTCTTTCAAAAACAAGGCATAAGACCGTGTGTCTCGAATTTGTGCTTCAGCTTCAGCAAGCAACTCTCCAGCTTGACGGTCGATTTCTTCCTGGGTACACTCTGGACAGTAGGTCTGCGTAACGTCTGTGCAAGGGTTTGTCGACCGCCACAGATACACTCCTGGGTGCTTGTCGCATTGTTTAGAAAGGGTTTCTATCTGCAAGGCTCGTGCCTGCAATTCTTTGCTTGTTATTGATTTCATATATGCCCCCTAAAATCCGTACCGTGGATTGTAGCCGTCATCATCTAGCGTTAGACGTCCTGGTTTCCTACCTGTTCGCTTAGGCTTCTGCCTGTTCTCGACTAACTCAACCGTGACAAGACCTTTCTGTTTCCAGTCTCTCAAGATGCTACTGAGATACTTGAAATAAGGCTTACCGTTCCCAACACATTCCTTTATGGCTAACTTAATGACCTCTTTGCTATGGTCTTGCAAGAATGCTTTCAAGTCCTCAATTTCAAACGGTGTTGGATATCGTCCGAACTCTGAAAAAATCCAATCGTGAGCAATTCCTAAATCATTTTGTGGTGGTGCGTCCTCTATACTAAATAAAGAGTTATCACCAGCACCCTCTGGTTCATTTAGTCTTGATATATTAGTCTTGATATTATCAGTCTTGATTCCGTCTAATTTTTGGACTTCTTGAAGTCTATTTTCTAGACTTCCTGAGTCTAATTTTTGGACTTCTTGAAGTCTATTTTCTAGACTTCCGTTGATATATATACGATTAGGTCTATTTACTCCTTGTTGGTCCTCTCTGATTAAGCCGTAGTCACTCAGTTCTTTCTTCGCATTTATTACTGATTGACGGCTACAGGATAGCTTATCCATGAACTCTTCAATAGTGAAGTAAACAAATACCTCTCCGTTTCTGTCGTGCCATTTATTCTGGACCGACAATGTACGTCTGTCAAAGACTAGCATATACATGACTTTAGCCCTCAAACTCAAGCCTTTGTATTTTTTATCCAGCAACCACTGAGGAAACTGATAAAAAGCATTGTTTTTGACTTCGCTTATTTTCAACCATTCTTTCTCCTTTCTGTTTAAAATATACTAATTTTCGTATATTTAGGTAAAAAATTAAGTCGGTGTCTGATGCTCGCTGAAAAGGTATTCCAATTCATATTCCGGAAAGAACGTTTTTTTAATTACAACAGTCTCTCCGAAAGTGAAGTCAGAATCCCCGTTAATTTTACTTCGGACGGTTTGGTATCTAACGCCAAGAAGATCAGCGATATCAACAAGACTTACATTCTTTTCTTTTCTGACTAATTCGATATTCTTCATTTCGGCCCCTTTCTTTAATTGATGATTTCAGTGTATACTATTTTTCGTACATTGTCAATAAATAAATACGATTTTTTAAACTTTTTTTATTTACATATACAATTTATTGTAGTATCATATAGTAAACAAAACAAAACGGAGGTATTTCTCTTGGAAGTTGAAGAAAAATTAAAAGAGATGATGGAAATAAAATCCGGAAACGTGAGAAATTTTTCAATCGAAAATGAAATTCCGTATACAACAGTCCGTTCAATCCTTGAACGGGGAGTGTTGAATGCAAAAGCTGAGACGGTATTTGCGATTTGTAGAGCTTTAAACATAAGCCCAGAAACATTAGTTGATGGGGACTTTAGCAAATCAAACAACATAATATTGGGCGACAATCACGGCGTAAACAGTCTTACTGGTGGCAATGGGAACACCAACACCTATAATTTTGGCGCAAACGATAATATAAATAATCACAACGAGAGCATGAAAGCTCTCAGTGTAGCCGACGTGAAAATGTCACGCGCGTTAGTGAATGCTCAAAACGAGACTGTTAAGAAACTAGATAGAATCATAGAGCTTTTAGAAGAGCGGAATAAAATTTCAAAAGAAATACAAGAGTAAATAAAAGGAGTAATTAAAATGGCTAAAATCGTTAAAGTAACTGGCGCAGAAGTTACTATCGCACATAATGAAGAATACATCAAAGTAAATTCATCTGAATTAAACTTTGTTCCGCAACTAGGAGATGAGGTTGAAGTTCACAAAGTTGACGAAGAAATTATCGTCATGAAAAAAGACAATAAGAAGGATGATAAAATCAATATCAATATCGTCAACGAAAATAACGCTGTCCAAAATCAGTCGCAAGTGGTGAATACGCAAACGACTGCAGTAGGTCTACATCATGTAAATAAATGGGTGTATGTATTATTGGCTATATTCTTAGGTGGAGTCGGTGCACATCATTTCTATGCAGGATATAGCAGCAAGGGAATTTTTTATCTACTTCTATCATGGACTGGTATTCCTGTCATCCTTGGATTATTCCAAGGAGTATTGGCTTTGTTTAAAACGCCTGATGCAAATGGTATGATTTTAGTCTAAATCCAACAGTTTCCAAAATGGAAAAAGTTCAAACAAAAAAAGCCCCGCGCTCAGAAGTTTGGCGACCGAGAGCGTGAGGCTAGTGGCAAGAAATAAAGCATTAAAAAGCTCTTTTTCTTGTACCCATTTTATCATTTTTCAGGAAATTTTGAAAGAGGTACTACAATGAAAACAACGAATAAAGTGGCTATATATGTCAGGGTTTCAACCTCTTATCAGGCAGAGGAAGGATACTCAATCGAGGAACAAAAAGACAAACTGGAAGCCTACTGCAAAATCAAAGACTGGAGCGTGTACAAGGTATATACCGATGGCGGGTTTTCAGGATCCAATACAAACCGTCCAGCAATCGAACAACTGATAAAAGATGCTCAAAAAAAGAAATTTGATACAGTCCTAGTCTATAAATTAGACCGACTAAGTCGAAGTCAGAAAGATACGCTCTATTTAATCGAGGAAGTCTTTATAAAAAACGGCATCGAGTTTTTAAGTCTTCAAGAAAACTTTGACACTTCTACTCCATTCGGTAAAGCCATGATTGGACTGTTGGCCGTGTTCGCTCAGCTGGAGCGTGAACAAATCAAGGAAAGAATGCAGCTTGGTAAGCTAGGGCGTGCTAAAGCTGGAAAATCCATGATGTGGGCTAAGACTTCATACGGCTACGACTATCACAAAGAAACTGGAACTGTTACCGTTAATCACGCTCAAGCATTGGCCGTCAAATTCATGTTTGAGAGTTATCTATCAGGTAGGTCAATCACTAAGCTAAGAGATGACCTCAATGAGAAATATCCTAAAAAAATCGCTTGGAGCTACCGAGTTATTAGACAAATTCTAGACAACCCTGTTTACTGTGGCTACAATCAGTACCTAGGAGAAATCTACAAGGGCAATCATGAACCTATAATCTCAAAAGAAACCTATGACAAGACTCAGGAAGAACTCAAAATCAGGCAAAGGACTGCAGCTGAGAATGTCAACCCTAGACCATTTCAGGCAAAGTATATGCTTTCAGGTATCGCTCAATGCGGCTACTGTGGTGCTCCTTTAAAAATCATGATGGGTATGATTAGAAAAGACGGCTCTAGGTTTATAAAATATGAGTGCCATCAAAGACATCCAAGAAAAACTAAGGGGGTCACTACATACAACGACAACAAGAAATGTGACTCAGGTTTTTATCACAAAGCTGACATAGAAGCCTATGTCTTGCAAGAAATTAGCAAGCTACAAGTCGATATAGAGAGCTTTGAGAGGCTATTTAAGGCGCAGAAAGACGAGATAGACCGAAAGTCCTACCAAAGACAAATAAACGAGCTGACGGGCAAAATAAGCAGGTTAAACGACCTTTACATTGACAATCGCATAACCCTAGAGCAACTACAAGAAAAGTCGGCTGAATTCCTGGAACTGCGCTCAAGGTTGGAAAATGAATTGGAAAATGATCCTGCGATTAAGCTCGAGGAAAAGAAAAAGGATATGCGTAGAATCCTGAAAAAAGGCGATATCTACAAAATGGACTACGAGATGCAAGCAAGCGTGGTGCGGTCACTAATTAGCAAGGTGCGGGTCACGGCTGAGTGCATCAAAATTTTATGGAGAATTTAAGTAATTTTAGTATCTTTCATTTCAATCAAGGATAGTAAAACTCTCGCTCTTTTCCATCTCATACATCCTCACAGAATGCAAGACCAGCTCACGGTACTTCCAAGCGTTGACCAGATATTCAATCACTTCAGGATCTTCAATTTCAAAATCAAAGAGTAGCAACAACTTGACCGTGTATTCATTTTTCAAAATCGGCACCGTGTAAGTCACATCTACCCAATGCTCAAAGCCCAAATCAGTCTGCTCTACATTTGCTAATTCAATATTTAAAATCTTCATTTATTTATTCTCCTTACTTACCTATTCGTAAAAAATTAAAAAAGTAGTGAAAAATCATTACTTTTTTATTCTGAAACTACTTCCAGACCAATTTTGTTGGCATCAACAAAATTGGCAATCAAGCGATTTAATACTATTTGTTGATGTCAACAAGTCAATTTTCAGACAAACAAAAAAACCGCAAGCCTGAGCCTGCGGTTAGTGTATTATTAATTCAATTTTTCTTTCTATTTTTTAGTTTTCTTTCGGTTTATCGACGATGGTGATAAGCCCGTCTGGTTCTGTTTTGAATTCAGGATCCGTGTGTAGTTCACCGTTTGCTTTCAAATAGTACCAACCATCTCCAGACTTAATAAATTGCTTAGATAACATATAGCCATCTTTTTCTTCCATAAAGTACCACGTTTCGCGATATTTCACCCAACCTGTAGCCATACGGCCATCTGACTTGAAGAAATACCAGCGATGGTTAAGGAACATCCAACCTGTGACCATTGCGCCACGTTTGTCTAAATAGAACCAGTCCTTTTCATCAAAGAACCAACGGTTAATTAAGCAATAGCCACTATTATCAAATCGGAACCACTCTCCATTAACTTGTTTCCAGCTGTTTTTTGGATAAGAGCCGTCTGACTCCTCCCACCACCAGCCAGAAGCATTTTGGCGCCATCCAGCTTCAGACAGACCGCCTTCAATATCCTTTTTAAACTGCTCACGACTGATACCCCATTTGGCCAAATAAGGATAAGGATCCACATGGTCGCTCGCATTTCGTGGCTGATTGTACGTACAATACTGATGTGTCTTGATGCCTGCAAGGCTATCAGAGTCAAGAGTTTTGGGAATTCCTGCTTCATCAGCTAGATTGCGTAACAATTCAACATATAGCTTATAATCACGCATGAATTCTTCTTGAGTTTCATGGCTCTCAATCAATTCAACGTGTGCATATCCTTCAACATTCCAGCCACCTCCTACGTCCCACGCTCCACGGTCAGTTAGCCACGTCTGCATGACACGGCCGTTCCCAACGACGTGGGAAAAGAAACCAGAATCAGCTGGTCTACGCATGTGATAGTCTGCTTCATTTTGAGCTGTTGAGTTTCGATTTCCTGTTGAGTGGGCATGAATTTGACGATAGGGTTGTTCTCCTACCTGTGGAAGATTGGTTCTTAATCTGCTTTTATCAATATCCATGCTTACTGTCCTTTCCACGCATCGTTCATCTGCTTAACCGCTGACTCAACGAATGTATCAAGATCACGGTCAGTCATGCTGATACCATATTTAGTTAGTTCAGCACGGATTTTAGTTCGTGCTTGCTCCAGCTTCTCTTCGCCTTTAAACCCAGTTTCTGAAGCAACCTGCTCAACTGCATTTACTGCGTTCTTAGCAAGGATTTCAACAATCTTGATTGTCTTTTCTCCGCCTTTTTGAACGAGGTATTCTTTAACAGACTTGACTGCGATGCCTAGCAAGATGACTAGGATGCTGATAGCACCGTTTAGTAAAATTTCATTGATTTGTTGCATTTATATTTTCCTCCACAATTTCCAATGCTAGAAATTTTTCATACAGTACCTTGATGGCTCCATTGCCACCAAGTTCCACGTAACTTTCATAAAGACGAGACAATTCTTCAATCTCATGCTGATTGGTATTGCCTCGTCTAATGGCTTTTTTTAGGTTTTCTTGCAATCGAAAACGTTGTAATCTTTGAAGACCTTTTCCAATAACGTTCAAATCTTTGCTATTATCTTTGCCGATAGCCTCAACATTCGAGACTGTCTTTTCAATAGCGCTAATTTTATCAGATAAGAGACTGATTTGCTTGTCAGTCTCTTTTGTATTCTGAGTGCTTTTGAAGGAGAAATAGCTAGGAATGATCACGATTAGAATCGGACTCAATTTATCCAGAAATGCTAGTAATTCCAATCAGACCACTTCCAATCTACTGTGCAGAAACTCGAGTAGTTTCAAGATCATTTCCATTCTTTTGACCTTCCCACTTCCAAATTGCTAGAAGGCCATTTTGGGACGGTGTTCCTTCAAGTTGAGCAAGGGTTTCTCCTTGATAAGTAAATGACTGATTCGTTTGAATCAAGATACGTTTACCTTCTCCATTGATTTCAGTGTGGTTAGGGTCTTCGATTGCGAAGATTGCACCAGGCTCATAAACTTTCCCAACTTCAGCAAGTGGGAAGAGTTCGACAAGTTCCTTGTAGGTTGTACCGTAGGCGATTTTTTCCCCCATGATAGAATCTTGAGCCATGACACGCACTACTTTATCGATTTTATTTGTAAGAGCTGCAAGCTTGTTCTGTCCACTCTCATTTTGAGCAATCTTCTGATTAGCCTGTTCAAGCTGTGCCTGTGTTTTGACGATGGCGCTGCCTGGATCTAGTTCGGCTTTTAAGATATCCAGCACATCTTGAATCAAGACATCTTCTGGTTCACTTGTGCGATCTCCTGAAAGTTCGCGCATGTTCGTACTGTAACGATTGCCTTCTGATAAACGAATTTCAACTACTGTCTTGATATTATCTCCAAATCCTCGTGTATAAGGTTTGCTTGCTAGTTCATAATTATTAATTGCCATTTGTCATTTTTCCTTTCACTTCTTCAAATAATTCTTTTAGAGCTGGGTCATATTCTAGAACCTCTGTCATCGTGTGCAATTCGCTTGCTGCATACAAATAAAGAGCCTCATTCTTAGCTGATGCTTGCTCACTGACTGCTAGTTTTTGAGTCAGTGAATCAAGTGTTAACTGATTTACTACTGCGTCCATGTTGTTATTCATGCTATTATTTTCTCCATTTTTTCTATTTTTTGATTTAATTCTTGGATGGCCTTAATTAAGTAAGGTACCAATTCAAATGTGCGATATGAGTATGCACCATCAGGGTTTTCAAAAAATGCTTCAGGGGCATATTTCTGAACATCTTGAGCCATGATACCGCAAGAGATATCCTCGATTTTGCCATCGTATTCTTTGCGATAGCTATATGTTTTTAAATTATTGATAGCATCTAGACCAGAAATTTGACTATCTTGAATATTGGATTTATAACGACGGTCTGAGATTTCTTTGTTCATAGGAATCCAGTCATAACTTGAATCTTTATAGTAGAGGTAAAGATAGCCATTACGAGGGGTAATTTTTGAATATTTATCAGAATAGACCCACGTTCCTCCGTCGTAAATGATATTGCCAGTTACTTTTAGATCACCATGTATGATTGGTGTTTTCCAAAATTCAGCAGTATTTTTGCAATACATCTTACCATTATTTTTGACATACCATGCATAGTATCCAGCTTCGCTCCAATTATATCCCCAGTTGACCCACAAAGCAGTCGTTTCATCGCCACCTTCGCCATTTCCCATTCCAACCGAGAAGTGATTGCGTCCAGTTAGCCAACGTCCAGAACCTGAATCATGCGTCCCGAGTTGGAAGCCACCAATCCAACCTTTGTAACCTTCTAAAACAGTTGAGCTAGAAATGACAGACTCAACTTTTGTCGCAAAAATTCGCTTAGATGTCAGCTGGTTAATAAAAGCTTCATTTGCAATCATTTTCCTAATAAACGCATCGTCAAATCTCACTTTCTCAGCCGTGACCGCTTCAGCGTCTAATATCGTAGTCGTGACCGAACCAGCTTCAAAATTGGCTGTTTTCAGCTTATCAACCATCGCCGACTTGATAACAGCGTTATCAATTAAGGTCTCGCCAGTTATATGAAATGTTTTTCCTATAAATCTATTGCGACCGTCAGCGCCTAGATTGATTCCAGAGATGATGTCTCCGGCAGAGTTGATGTTTTGAACGGACCATGAGTCAGCTAACTGTCTTTGAACGGTTTTCAGACCTTCATTCTTAGATACCTCAATCTGGAACAGCTGGTTTGTCATAGCCATACGAGCAACCTTATCCGCAATTCCATTTTCAGTATTGCCCAGAATACGCTCATAGAGCAGGCTGGTTTCTTTAACACGCTGGAAATCAGTCTGATTGACCTTACCAGCAATCAATGAAGTGATATCTGCGAACCTACCATCTACTGCTGTTTTGTATTTGGAAATCTGAGTAGCAATCGATCCATTTTGTGGGTTGGTAATCGCTTCAAACCTACGCTCAAGACCTCTCACATCTTCCTGATAGGTTGATTTACCGACAAAATCACGACTCACAAGCTCACGGACTGCTGTCGCTTGTCGTGTACTCTCGTCTCGAGTGTATCTTCTCAATGCTTCCTGTCGCTGGCCATCTTGATTGACGTAACGCTCAACTGCCGTCATCTTAGCAGACAGACCTTCAGCAGTTTTCTGAAATTCAGACTTGGCAACGACAAGGTCCGTCTTACCATCTTCGGGAGCAGGACCCGCATCTATACGAGTCGAACTTCTGGTCAATTCAACTTTACGAAAGGCTACATGGCCAATCTCGTTATAACCAAGAATAATTCGCCAGAAGTCAAAATTATCAGGCTTGGTCAATGCTGGTATAGTGACTTGATAAGTCTGCCAGCTAGACGTAAGGTTGAAATTGCCAGATATAATCTCAGGATTACCAGGTGCTGTTCGATTAGCTCTTAATGACACCCAGACGTTTGGAGAACCAGAGTAACAAATTCCTTGAAACGAAAGTGTGTAGGTTTCGCCGATCTCTAAATCGAGAAGAGCTGTCGAACTCTTACCTGAAGCTTGACTTCCTTCTTTCGAATGGATTTGCAACTGTTTCCAAGTCTTCGTAGTTCCTTTTACATTATATTCTCCGTTTGAGATAGTCCAATCTCGAGGACTGTTATCACCTTGGTTGTAGTGCCAAAGTCCTCTTGAAAAGTCGTAGTCTTCAGCATAGTTACGACTACCCACCTTCATTTTTGAAAATTCTTCTCGCAATTTCCCAGCTTCAGCTACAACTAAGGTCTTATCTGCCTTGTCCTTGGTTGCGTTCAAAATTTCTTGTCGGATAGAACCAGCTCGCACCTCAAATTCAGCCAGGCTCAACTTCTGATTTAGCTTGTTCTGCGTGTCTGTCTCAAGACTCTTCACAGACTGCCTAATATTCTCAGCAGTCACATTGAGTGTGCTGATATCCGCTTTGGTTCTGAGTCCTTCAGTCAGACGATTTACACCGGCCTCGAGCGAATCGGCCCGTTGCTTAAAGGTTGATTCGACGGCTGAGATTTGGCCGTCTGTGTCTTCGGGAGCTTCTTTCGGACTTGTCGCTAAACTCCCGTTTTCCAACTGGGGTGCAAGGACATCTAAGTATTCTCCTGCATCAGCATTCACGAGATATACATAGCCAATTGATACGGTTCCAGCTATATCCCTTGTACTTGTAAAAGATAGTCTTGTCCAATTTTCGTCTGAAAGAGTGAAGATGGGCGAAATACCAGAGTTATCATTGGCTTGCCAATAAGTTTGCAGCTTGACTTTTTGACCCCTTTTACCTTTGACCCAACAAGTTATCGTGTAGTTGCCTTGCGAAATAAAAAAGCCATCTTGTGCGATACCAATATGACTTCTAGCATCGCTGGAAGTAAGACGTATTGCTTTATCAAATCCAGTCGCTGGACTGTTTGATACATCAATAGTCTTTGCTGTCCCAACGCCTGATGGTCTAAAGGTACCTGATGTCCACAATCCGTTAGCCAACGCCATGCGTCTTGTCCCTCGGATATAATTCCGACCCCCGACCTGCACAGTCGCAATCCGACTTTTTAACTCCTCAGCTGTCTGTGTGAGCTCTGACTTGCTGGCCTTTCCATTAGTTAAGTTGGTCAGTTCTGCCAGCCTACGCGTCGTTGTCTCCTCATACGTCGCTTGCGCTGACTTCACACCAGCCAACTCATTCTTGGTCTTGTTAAGTGCTTCAACTTGCTTGGCAATCTCAGCTTCAGCCTGGGCTTGCTTCGGTCGAATATCGCTCGCGATAGTCCGTTTCAGAGCATCTAAATCACCCGACAGAGCCGTCTGAGCGCTCGTAGTCTGTTTCTTGAATTCTTCAAGTTTGGCAACAGAATCCAACCCAATCCGCTTAGCTTCCTGTGCAAGCAGGGTACTTGCGCCAGCGTTTCGCAAGGCTTCTTCAGCCCTGCGCTTGGCTTCTTGTATAGAAGCATTATCGAAGTTTTGGAATCGTTTGTCGATTTCATTTGAAATCTCTTGCTTAACTTCTTCCGCCTTGGCCTTGGCAAGTTCGATACCGTCAGTAATATCTTTTTCACGCTTGGCAAACTCAGCATCAAACGCACGGTCAGCGTTGGCGATTTCCTTTTTCAAACGTTCATCAAAAATCTGATGCAGATTTCGGCTTTCATTCAAAACGGCATCATTTACAATCCCACCGATCGCATTCGCAAGACTGGATTGGAATATCCCAAAACCAATTGATTTCAGGCGTTTTGCCATTGGCGAATAGGTATATTTCGTAATCTTCTTACGAACATCAAGACCGTACCACTCATGGTAGATACTGACCACATCGAACATCCGAACCGCTACATCGCTCTGGCCGACAACCGAGATTTCAAGGTTATCTTCCAGCATGTCGCACATACTCGTCCGAAAATACTGCTTACCGTATTCAATCAAGCTAGCTTGGTCTTTGACGTTCTGGTCATTGACCTCAACGACTGCTTCATATATTTGGCTGTATTTCCCAAGCAAGGGACTATCAATCACCACTACGTAATCGACGTCAGGTGCCTTTTCTCCCTCGCCTTTAACGGTTGTTTTAAAGGTTATCCGAGTTTTCAGCGATTTGGTAGAGGTCTTATGCTGATAGCTAGACAGGTTTTTCTTGTACATAAAAAGCGATTCATTTTCAGAACCGCCATTTTTTAACAAGCGTAAATTGTAGCCATTTCGCACCATATCTCCGCCCCACTGACCAAGGATAGAGTGCTTGTCTTTTGCCAAGACCTCCATAGCATTCTTGTCCTTGATGTTGAGCGTATGCCTGTCGTCAATATCCGAGAAAAAAGAAAAGGGATTGGTTCTGGTAATACTGCCAGCCAATGCGCTCAATACCCTCGTCCCACTGACACGATCCACATCGATAGAGTTGACGATGTAGTTATTTAACAGGCTGATAACCTGATTGGCATAGACTTGGATATATCCTTGTTGCTTTTCAACCTCAAAAATATAAAAATCCTGCTCACCATGAAGGTCATCTGCAGTCAAGAAAGTTTCCTCTTTCAGTAATTCCCACTTGGGATCCGATGTAGGAAAGCGAAAGGTCAGTTGATAGGTATTGTTCCGTTCCTGGACTATTTCGTCATTGTAAGCCTCATTTAAAGGCGTGTTGCCTTCTGTAAGATAAATCATAGGATATACCTCCAATTTGGCCGAACTGTGACTTTACGAACCGCACCAGTAAAGACCAGACCGTTATTACCTACTGCCAATTCAAAGAATCCTCCACGTTTTCGTAAAGTGTTTTGAACCACTCCATCTGCATTGTAGATATTCTGCTTCTTATGCCTACAATCAATGGTCACTTTTCGTCTAATGGTCAAGTGCATGGTTGTCCTTCCGATAGTTAAAGAAATATCTCCGTCCCCCTCAATCTCAATTACAGGCTCGCTATAGACAGAGCCTGGATTGTTGACATTACCGCTTGCGGTAAAGACAAGAGGAGCAACATTTTTCTGATAACGGAATGGTTGCATACTCAGCTTGATTTCTAATTTCCAGCCGTGCATACCTTGGGGCTTGTATTTTGCACTTACAAAATCAGCATAAAATAAAGAGCCTAGCTGGTAGCTAAACTCTAGCGTATTATCATTTGGTTGGAATCTCTCAACGATTTTAGACGGGTCTACCGTCCTTGGAAGATAAAATGCAAATGTTCGTTCATAACTCTCATAAGCACCGTCCAAGACACGGTAATTCCCGTTAACTCCAAACAGGGTAGCTGTTTCCGAGACTTTAGGTTTAGCAGCCTCTACCTCGCCAAAGTCGGTCACCACACATTTAAGAATGGTTGAAGTATTGAAACCATTGATAATCATGTATTCCATTAAATTCCCTCCCTAGCATAAATCGCACCTTGGCGTTGGTAGACGCTCATTGAAATTTTATCAGCGTCCAGATAAGTATCTGACGGCTTTTCAAGGATAGCAGTAAGGATCTTCTCCATACTTGCTCTCAGAATCGCTATCTCAGACACGGTTTGACTGTCTTTTGCCTCGATTTGAGCGCTTGGCATAGCCAAACTTGCTTCAAGATTTTTGGCAATGGTAGGCGTTCCACTCAATCCAAAATCATCATTTGAAAATGCGTTTGAAATCTCGCCAGCCATTCCGCTGACAGATTTCTTAACACCTTTGAAACGGTCCTGCAACCCTCTATCCAAACCTTGCATAATCGCATTACCAGCAGGAATCAAGAGCTTACGGTCATACTCAATCGGACCTTTGTGATCCGCAATCCAACCAGCAATACCACCGACAAAGTCAGTAACTGCACTCCAAGCAGATTTCAAACCGCCTAGGAATCCATCAAGAATAGCCTTACCTGCTGACCATAGGTCAATGTTTCGAATGCCATCAAAGATGCTCGTAACATTACTTACAAGGTCACTAACACCTTGCTTCATACTTTCCCATGCTCTCTGAGCGCCTTGGACAAGTCCATCAATCAGACCTAAGACAGTTGATTTCAACCCTTCCCAAGCACTGCTTGCGACAGATTTGATCGTATTCCAGATGTTAGATAATATCTGAGCAAAACCATCAAAGATAGCCTTACCTGCAGCAGACAATCCTTTCCAGATGGCCTCACCAACACCTTTTATAGTTTCCCAAGCACCGCTCCAGTCACCATTAATAACTTGCATCACAGCTTTTATGATGCCACTAATAACATCCATAGCCGTCTGAATAGCAATCTTAATCAATTCCCAAACTGTTGTTACTACAGTGCAGATATTGTTCCACGTCGCTTCAATGAAAGGAGCAAGGATATTCATTGCGGTTTCAATAATGGATTGAATAATCGGCATAACCGTCTGAATAACTGTCTGGATAGCATTCCAAACCGTTGTGAACGTTTGTTGAATCAAACCTTGATTTTCAGTCCACCATAGGGAAATACCGTCCCAAACAGACCTAATAAAATCAACAACTGCTTGGATAATCGGAGCAACAACAGCCATCATATTGTTCCAGACGGTTGTTGCTGTTTCAACAATACCATTCCAAACTTCGGTCAAGACTGGTGCGACAGACTGCCACACACCAGAGAACCAATCCATGAAGCCTTGCCAGATTTGTCTCCCCATCTCAGTTTGAGTGAAGAAATAAACCAAGCCTGCAGTTAATGCAGCAATCGCAGCGATTGCAATTCCAATTGGATTGGCACTCATAGCAGTAAATAGACCCGTGACTGCTGTTTTAATTGTCGTTAAGACAGCAGGTATTCCAGATAGCAATCCCGAGACTGCCGAAAATGCTTTAAAAGCTAAAAATGCAGAACCAAGAGCGGTAACGATACCACCCATGATACTTCCTAGACCTTCGCCAAAGATTCCACTGAAAACACCCTTAATTCCTCCTAAAATAAGGTTAGGAATTTGTTTCAAAATATTTCCAATCATCGGAATTAGGTTTCCGAAAAGAAATGTTGATGTCGTTTCCATCAAAGCTTGTAGTGCAGGTTGAATATCTTCACCCAAAGACAACTTCCCAAGAACGTTCTGAGCAGCTGCTTTCATAGACTCAAATGATCCAGTAAAAGTGGTTGAAGCCTCATTTGCAGTTGTACCAGTAATTTTCAACTTTTTCTGAACTACAGAAATGGCGTTAACGATGTTCCCGAATGACATGTCACCATCTTTTACAGAAACATTTAGCTCGTCTTGCTCTTTCTTATAACTAGCTGCGTCCGCTATCAAGCGCTTCATTTCTTGTTGCGTACCACCATAACCTAGCTTCAAGTTGTCCAGCATGGTGTAGTTCTGCTTGGCAAACCCTTGATATGACATCTGAATACTATCCATAGATGTTCCCATCTTGTTCGCATTATCCGACATATCAACCATTGCCCTGTTAGCAACATCAGCTGCTAAATTGACATCTCCACCTAAAGATTGCAACAAACTTGCTGAGAATCCTGTTACATTCTCCATATATTTATTTGCAGAAAGTCCTGTAGTCCTATACGCTTCTTCAGCGTAGCCTCTTACTTTTCCTGCCGATGTTTTAAAAAGCGTCTCAATACCGCCAATAGATTGTTGAAGTGCTGCCCCTTCAGTTATGGATGCTCCGATTGCCCTACCAATTCCAGCAGCAGCAATAACTCCTGAAACAGCGCCCATCATTTTGGATCCGAGGGATTCGCCTGCGCTAACGCCAGCAGAGGCAACTTCACCACCCATTTCCTTTTGAATCATGCCACTGATGCCCTTAGCAGACGGAATGATTTGTACATAGGCTTTTCCTAATTCGGTCGCCACTATTCCTCACCTCCTGTTTTCGCAAGTAAAGCCTTGCGATAGTTTTCAAAGTCCTCACCAGATTCAAAGACGAGATAGTCTTTTTCGTCATTCTCACTCTTATCTCTCTTAATTAATTGATCCGCAATTGATGCAGGACGATTGACACCCTTTTGTCCATCTTTTGTCTGCAACCACAAAGAAAGAGACAGCCTGTCTACGATATTTGCAAGTAACGTCGTTTCAAGAGGGACGATTTGGTCAGACATGATCTGCTTTATCCGTGAATCGTCGCGCAAACCATACGCAAAAACAGCCACCTGATTTAAAGGTAGCTGTTTGTAGTCGTATATCTGGTAGGTTTCCGCCAAGTCACAGACAAGGGCATCTTCGTCCAAATTAATCATCTGAGCGAGGACTAGGATTTTTTTAAGCCGTTAACTGATTCAAAAACACTCTTGATTTCATCTGCCATTTTATCATTTGGCACGATGCCATCTTCTTCTCTTAGATGGTCTTTAAAAGCCTTGGCTTGCTCATCTCCGAATAAAAGTTTTACAACTTTAGGAAAGACTTGACCTTTCCCTTCGTCAACTTCACCAATCAACTCTAACAATTCATAGTTATTTAAACGACGCTCAGAAATTTCGAATTTAAAACCTGACTTCGTTTCCCCTTTGAATGTTTTACTCATTTTTTTACGCTCCTTGAATGTATTTGTAATGTGTATTTCCTTGGTCGTCTGGTAAAGCGGTAATAGTTAGTTCATAACCAATTGGCTCACCATCCTTGTATCTAACTTCTCCAATTTCGCTCACCTTGCCACGAGGAATGACGATACGTTGGAAGTTTTTGTTTTTTAGGAGAATATCAATTACCAATGAGTGCTCTGGTAATTCGTTTGAATTTGCCTTAACAGTAATCCCGGTCGATAAAGTTCCTGTAACATTATCTGCACCATAAGCTTCTTTGAGGACTTCTACATTAAGACTTTCAATTAACTTAAATTTAAAGGTATCTTTCTTTTCGGTCTGAGAAGACAAGACTGTTTGTCCACCCCAGGCTTTGACTTCTTCACTTTCTGGTGAGTTTTCATTAGTGATACCGTCTTCCGAGATATATCCTAACGATTTAAATGCTGGATTTAAATCTGATTTTGAATCAATTGGTAATAATGTACCTAGTGGTGCACTTGCAATTGCTCCACTTGCTTTCGGCTTTGCAGCCGTTACATTTGATGCTGATGCAGTCGTCATATTCTTTCCTCCTATTGATTCTGCATTTGGTGTTCTTACTTCTGTCGCTTCTAATTCTGGCGCCAAAACTACACCCCCTTTTTAAAAATAATTAATGTCATATACTGCTTGATAGCGATATTGCTTCGTTTCCGTGTCTGTAAAGTTGTAGTCACTATTGTGATGCACACCGCTAACTTCGTTAACCGTGACGAGATTTTCAACTACTTTTTTGACTTTCTCGTTTAACTCAGCAGCCTTTTGTAAGGACGGCGCATAACTCTGAAAAGCGAATGTAGCAGAATGAACGTAGTCACTTCCACCACTTCCCGTCTTTTCAAAAATGACATAACTTTCAGGCATATTCGGTTCATGTTCAAAAAAAGACGGAACATCTAACTGTCCGTCTAAAAATTTCTTTATAACTAATTCGATCATCTCATAGCCTTCAGTAAAATATTATGTTTTTTGTTTCTAGCCATGCTCTTGATGTCAGTCGTACTAACTTTTGCATTGGCACGCTTCTGCCCTGACGATACGGTCAATTCAAACCCCTCACCAGCTCGGTTCGCAATTCCTTGCCCCTTTTCTCTCAAAATACCCTGCATTTCGGAAGAACGTAGCAAGGCAGACACGCCAGCCGAGTTCAATTGAAATTTCATATCACTCATAAACTTCAACCATAACCTTTCTATTCCAAGATAATGGAATCATTGACTCAATTCCCTCTTGAGGGATGCCAATCGTCCGCCATTTACGACCAAAAAACTTGACCTCACGGTTCTCCCATTTGTTAGTATCTCCTTTGGGAATACCGAGTGTATATTCCGCCTTTTTCCCAGTCAAATTCATTTGATTGATGACGTCCTCTGATGAAGTTGGGACAACCAATACATTTTGAACCTCAATCTCAACATCACGATGAATTGGATGACCGAAATCGTCGTTACCAATTTCTACCTTGTCCACTAAAATGACAGGGATTCCTTTTAGGTAGGTCATAAATTTCAATCGCTCCATATCGTTGTTTTTTCTTCAAACCAAGCCTTTTGAGTTCGGTGTCTTTAATAAAGAGACCGCCTCCAGGGACAAGGTAAGAACCACTAAAAGAATAACCCAAGGCACTTTCAGATACCTGAGTCATTGGTTCATGGTCTGTTGAGGTCATGAGGGTTCGTGCCACGATATCGACCGTGACAGACTTGGCGACACTGGCGAATGACACGCTTTCTGCCACCATGTCATCAAGGTCTTTACCGACTTTTTCAGCTTCTACTCGCAAAGAATTAGATACAACTTCTAACAGAGCCTCAGCCCTTGCACGCTCATCAAATTTCAACGAGCGCCACAACAATTCTAAGTCTTCAATCTTTGCAAAATTTCCCATAGCTTAACCCTTGTTTTCCTCGTACAAGGCTACCAAATCGGATTTTTTCAGACTTTTATCGTAATCAATGCCTAATTCATCCAAACTAGACTTCAATTCCGCTACGGTCATATCCGCTCCGCTTGGTGCCGTATCTTCCACAGGCACCCAATCTCCCCCGATTAGAGAATCGGAAGAGATTACAGCGCCCGTTTTTGTATCACGGTATAAAGCCATAGGTCTTAAGCCTTAACACGAGCAAAAGCGTCTGCGTCAAGAATGCCCCAACCGATAAAGGCTTCTGCACGCAAACAGATTTCATTGTAGGCTTTAAGGTCACGGCCTGCACCATCTGGATCACCATATTCGATGATTTCTAACGGTATATTTTCAGAATATCCCCATTTGAAGCGATTTTCAAAGTCCCCAACGATAGCATGGTCTTGGTCTGCGCTTCCTGAAATCGTCAAGTTTTTGTTTACGTCAGATTTCATTCCGAAGAATGAGTCTGGATTTTGACCAAAGCGGAACTCTGGATATTGTACGACACCGTTTACTTTAACTTTAGCAAGCGCTTGACCTGCGGCTGGTGAGATAGCAATACCTGTAACTTCTCCACCTTTTGCCACAATGGCTTGGACAGCTGTATCAATGTTTTCATCAATTTTTGCTTCATCATAAGTAACTGTAGTACCTGTTACCACTCCGTCAAATGAGTTTGTGTCTTTAAATGAAGCTGGTGTCATGCCTTTTGGCTCAAGTCCGTGAAGTGCTGCAATATCAAACGCTTCTGCGATTTTCTTAGAAAATCCGTCTGCGAATTGAGCGAGATACTCAAGCTGTTTAGCTTCTGACATATACTTGAATTCTTCTGTGATACGTGCTTGGTAAACAAACTTAAGCGGTTTGATTACTTTTGAAGTGATAGTAGCTTTTCCTGCTTGCTTTTGTTCGCCTTCTCCAACGATTTGTGCATTTCCTTCAAGGTTGAAGATGAATTGCTCTACACCATTGAATGGGATAGGCGTTTGATTTGAAAGTTTAGCAAGTACGGAACGTCCTTGAACCTTGCTGATCATTTCTTTAACAAGTTCTGGTTTAAAAAGTGTTGCTGTTTTTAATGAATTGTCTGTCATTTTACTTCTCCTTTACTTATGAAAATTCATTTCTTTTAACATTTGTCGCATTTCTAGCTCTTTTCCACTGCCTACCTCTGGCTCAATGTCTTTCAACGGTGCTTGAGGTACTGGTACTGGACGCATAAAACCAGCTAGACGCTCAGCATCAGCCCTCAATGCCTCTTCGTCAGCACCTTGAAGACGGTCAGCTAAGTCATAAGGCAAGCCATTTTGTAAAGCGATACGAGTTCGCAAGCTAGCAGTTTCATAATTGCTCACTTGCCCCTGCAATTCAGTGATTTGAGCGTCTAATCCCGCTCTGGTTTGCTTGTCATCTTCAACAGTAGACTTCAAAGCACTGTTTTCAGTTTCAAGCTCTGAAACACGTTTCTTGAGATCATCATAATCAGCGAATTTTTCACGCTCACGTCTGAGACGTTCCTTCACGATATTATCTAGCTCTTCCTGTGTTTCAATCGTTTTAAATTCAGACATCTTCATGTCTCCTTTCTCCTGCTTTCCCGGCAGTTCGGTAATTTTGGGCATCAAAAAAAGCAGTCACAAGACCGCTTATTTTAATAACTGATTTTTTGCTT